TTCATACAACCCACCTCCGACTTTTTCGTTGGGATCCAATGTTAAATTCCACTCATCTTCAGTTCCCTCAAAAAATTTCTCCATCTCTTCTGAATTATTAATAATACCAGCCACAGCCTCGACAAACGGCATTAATGTTGTTATCTTCTTCTCTAATAACATACTATATCTAGCAACAGCGGCTTCATTTACACGAACTCGTACCTCCGCATCGTTATAGAAATAATGTAATGATTTCCAGGAATCGTGAATTGCCTGAATATGCTCTCTTCCCTGCAAATCCGATCTCCCTAATCTAACCATCAGTTTCACAGGATCGGCAACAGATATCCATCCATTGGCAGTTAGAATTATAAATCTAGAACTAAAGTATATAGAATCTTTAAAACTTAAAGACTTGATTTCAAAATTTAACTCCTCTGATCCTCTTCTAGACTCATCTTCTACCGTCATTGTATCAGGTATAGCGCAGAAATTGTCATCTCCACCTAGTAATGTCATATGATACTTCTCTATAGGATATAGATAAGCCATAATCATCAATAGTACAAGTGTGTTTCCAAACCAAGTTAACGGATCACCTGACCTTCGTTGAAATCCCACACTATAACGTACACCCCATTTAGGACTTGTTAATTTACAAAGTTCATGATGGGATCTCCACAACTCAATCATCCAGTCCTGCATACCAAACAACTTAAACAGTTTGCATTGAGCATCTAACATTGTTTCATCTTGACTCTTATCAAACTTGCTTATATCTACCTCAAATGCCTGAAAAGAATGTCCACTTAACAAATTGTCTATACGACCATTGAGTTCCTCCCATGTCACTCTTGTATTAAATATAATGTTAGGTTTCAATATAGACAATACTTTCACCAACATAACCTGAAATGTAGGTGCAAATACACTAGACCAGAACGGTGAACTAGCTGTTATTAGTTGTCCTGGCTCAATTTCATCTGTATGCCCTCCCGTAAGGTTTGCTTTTCCGTCAGGTTTCTTTAGACAATAGTATCTTGCTCCGTTTAACGTTTTCGGATCTGCCTCATATATAGCAGATCTCTTCTTATCGGATCTTGTATTATACCACAATTTTGTCATTTCTATACAATTTAGAGGCATCGTAATGTTTAAAGCCTTTAATCTATCCATGTCGAAACATCTACAAGCAGCATCTACTAAGTCATCACTAAGATCCACTGCATAATCTAACTTCTGCTTTGCAACGTTTACGACTCTCTTATCGTAAGCGACAGCTTCATCAAGAGGATGTTTTAATGCTCTTTCTGGTTGTGGAGTCTTTAACCTGTTCGTCAATGCTTTCCGGCGTTGAAGAACGGGGATACCAGCTGATTTCACTAAATCCAGAGTCACACCCTTGGGCCATCTTGGAGGCCAGTTTAGTCTTTGACCATACGATATTGTATCGTCACGACGATGATACATTGAATCTAAAATAGCCTGTATCTCACTAACCACAGGAGATTTCACCTTATCCTTTCTCCAGTTTGGTGAATAACCCAAAGTTTTCCTCAACATGAAGGCTAAACAAGTTGGATTTCCAACAGTTCCAATTTCTTCAACTTTCCTCATCCATAACGGAAAGGTTTCGTGCTCCGGTACATCGTTGAAGTTTGTTACGGTATCTCTGCATAAGGTATATCTTCCACCTTTATACACATATGTCTTCACGTCGAATAGCGTCTTATCTCCCTCATCGATCTTGGTCACATCTGGTTTCACCTTGGCCACATCTGGTTTCGACTCATTACTTCTGTAATTTTGTAACCAACCTGACATCTTATCTTTAGTAGTAACTGTATAATAGGTAAATGTATTACTTGTGCGTGATAAGGCGACTAAATTCTGATCTTGTCTATCGTACAACGGATTATCAAATATTTTAAGTCTTACTAAAGCGACTGAGGAAAATCTCAGTCCCTGTGATTCATTTATTGTCATCACACGCTCAGTTTTAAGTCTACTCTTTAAAGTTGC